TTACGAGTTCTTACACTTGCCTAATATGTCATATTTAAAGGTAAAGGATCGTGATGATATAGTTAGAAATCCCAAAACTAACTGTATTGTTAATACTAATAAATCCCAATATGAGCAATATATAGCTCGTAGAAATTTAAAAAATGAAGAGCAAGACAAGGTGGATACTATGGAAAAAGATCTTGCTGTTTTAAAAAGTGAGATTACTGAAATCAAAGACCTTCTGAGGAATCTGGCCAATGGCAACTAAGAAACTTACTTTCGATCCAGAAGCAGGTGTAGCATATTCTGCTGATCTAACTCTTAATACAGGTGCAGATTTTACAGGTACTTTTGAAGTAGTAGATACTTCAAATACAGGATATAATTTTTCAACAACAAATTCGGTTGGTATTGCTACAACTACAGGATGGACAGGTTCATCTCAGATGAGAAAGAGTGTTGCCGTTGGATCTGGTACTACTGCTACAGCAACATTTGTTGTCGGTATTGATACTACCAGTGCTACTGCAGGTAAATTTACAATTTCTCTAGGATCAACTGCAACAAGAACTATAGCAGAAGGAAGATATGTCTATGATGTTCTCGTAAGTTCAGGTGCTACAATTTATAGAATTGTAGATGGAGACATCTTAGTAAGAGGCGGCGTGTCCTCTGCACCCTAAATACTGAAGGAGGTATTGTATAAATGGCACAACCAGCATCTAGAAACGAACTTAAAGAATATTGTTTACGGCAATTGGGAGCTCCTGTGCTGGAAATTAATCTGGCCGATGAGCAATGTCAAGATTTAATTGACGATGCTGTTCAGTATTTTCAAGAAAGACATTATGATGGCATTTGTAGAATGTATCTGAAATATGAATTGACAGAAGATGATATCAACAGAGGACAGGCAAAAATAGATGGTGGTACAGGAATAACAACAACATCAACTACAGCAGATGTTGCTGGATCTAGTATAACTTTCAATTGGAAAGAAAGTAGTAATTACATACAAGTTCCTCCCGCAATCATTGGAGTAAATAAAGTACTTCGTTTTGATGGGTCTAACACTATGACTAATAATATGTTTAGTGTTAAATATCAGATGTTTTTGAATGACATTTATTATTGGGGATCTACTGAAATATTGACATATGCGATGGTAAAGACATTTTTGTCGGATTTAGATTTTGCATTAAACACAGAAAAGCAAATAAGATTTAATCAAAGGATGGATAGACTTTATCTTGATATTGATTGGGGCGGTGTATCAAAAGGAGATATTATAATAATGGATTGCTTTAGGGCATTGGATCCAAGTGATCATACTAGAGTGTGGAATGATCCATTCTTAAAGCGTTATTTGACTGCCATTATGAAGAGGCAATGGGGTCAAAATTTAATCAAATTTCAAGGAGTTAAATTACCTGGTGGGATAGAACTTAATGGTAGACAAATTTATGATGATGCACAAACTGAACTTGATAAGATTCAGGAAATGATGTCTAATACTTATGAAGTTCCGCCATTGGATATGATAGGTTAATAATATGGCACTTAATCCTTATTTTCAACAAGGAGCAAAGAATGAGCAAAGTTTAGTTCAATCTTTGATTAATGAGCAGCTGAGAATGTATGGAGTTAATGTCCATTACATGCCCAGAAAATATATGACGACTAATACTATTATTAAAGAAGTAGTAGAGTCGAAGTTTGATGATGCATATCCTATAGAAGCATACGTAGAAGATATTGAAGGTTATGGTGAAAATCCTACCCTTCTTTCAAAGTTTGGAATTCAACAGACTAATGAATTAACATTAACAATTTCAAAAGAGAGATTTGAGACTTATGTTTCTCCTTTGATGAAGAATGAAGATGGTATAAAATTAGCAACTAGACCTAAAGAAGGAGATTTGATATATTTTCCATTAGGGGATCGTTTATTTGAAATTAAATATGTAGAGCACGAGAAACCATTTTACCAACTTCGAAACACTTATGTTTATACATTAAGATGTGAACTCTTCCAGTATGAGGATGAGGTTATTGATACTGGTGTTGATGAAATTGATGATACTTTAGAGTCTACAGAAGGTGTTGATGGTGGTGATTTCATCATTGGTGGTACTCAAGTACTGACTATGGTTGGTACTGCATCAAGTGCAACTGCTGCAACAATGCTTGTTAATGGTGGTATTCAGTATGTTGATATAAGTAATAGAGGAAATAGTTATCTTTATGCACCTAGAATTGGTATTAGTTCTGCACCAGCTGGTGGTGTTACTGGTGTAGCAACTGCTTATCTACGTAGTGGAATAGTTGTATGTGCTGGTGCTGGTGATCCAGATAATCAGAAAGCAAGTGTGGTTCAAAATGTATATCTAGTCAATCCAGGTGCTGGATATACCACAGGGCCTGATATTGAATTCTATGCTAATGGAGATGGAGGAACAGGTGCCGCTGCTACTGCTGGTATGTCAAATGGTGGTATTGGTATTGTTACCGTTACTGGTGGTGGTTCTGGATACACTACAAGTCCTGTTATTACCTTTGAAGCACAGAATGGTATATCCACTACAGGTGCTGCTGCAACTGCTGTAGTTAGTGCTGCTGGTACTATATCTGCAGTTTACATATCTAATGCTGGTGCTGGTTATACCGTCGCACCAACAGTCTTTATTGCTCCTCCTGCGACAAGTGATGCATCAGGCAACTTCGCATTTAATGAGGTTGTTACAGGTGGTACAAGTGGTACTACTGCTAGGGTAAGAAAATGGAATGCTGTTACAAATGAATTGGATGTATCGACTGTTGAAGGTTCTGGATTTGTTAATGGAGAAACTGTTACAGGCACATCATCTGGTGCAACTCAGTCTATAAGGGCAATAGATTTAACTAATTTTGATGATGGATATGGAGATAATGATGAGTTTGAAACTCAAGCAGATAATATTTTAGACTTCTCTGAAGGTAATCCATTCGGACAACCCTAAATACAATATAAAGGTATATAATCATGTTTGAGTATTTTTATCACGAGATCTTTAGAAAGACAATTATTGGGTTTGGTAGCCTGTTTAATGACTTGTCCATTAAGCACACAGATTCTGATGGGAATAAAACAACAACAAAGGTTCCTCTTGCATATGGACCTATTCAAAAGTTTTTAGCTAGACTAGAACAATCTCCAAATTTAAGTAAGTCTGTAGCAATGACATTGCCAAGAATGTCATTTGAGTTTGTTGGACTTACCTATGATCCTTCTAGAAAGGTTACTACTACTCAGAAATTTACTGTAAAAGATAAGACTACGGGAAAGAATACAAATAAGGCATTTATGCCAGTCCCATATAATATGCAATTTGAAGTTGGTGTTATGTGTAAATTAAATGATGATGCACTTCAGATTGTAGAGCAAATATTACCATATTTTCAACCTTCATATAATTTGACGGTTAAACTTGTGGAGACAATGGATGAGAAAAGAGATGTTCCTATTATATTAGAAAATGTTACTTTCCAAGATGACTATGAGGGTGATTTTAATACTCGTAGAGTCTTGTACTATACATTAAGATTTACTGCTAAGACATACCTATTTGGACCTGTTTCTTCTGCTACTTCCGATATCGTCAAGTCTGTTTCTGTCAGATATCTTGCTGGTGGATCTAAGAGTACAGAGAGGGATGTTACTTACTCAGTTACTCCAAGAGCAACTAAGGATTATACTGATGATGTTCTTACTAATCTTGCGGAAGATATTACAGAGACAGATACTGCAATTAATGTAGATGATGGTACTAAGGTTACCGTTAGTACCTATATTGATGTTGATACTGAAGAGATGTATATTACCGCAATCAATGGTAATAAGATTACTGTTGAGAGAGGAAAAGATGGAAGAGTTGCAACTGCACATGTTAGAGGTACACCACTCAAGGGTATTACAGCTGCTGACGATGCTTTAATAGAGATGGGTGATGACTTTGGATTTAGTGGCGAGTACTCATGAAGATGACCAATCTAGATGATGCTTTTAATGTTGAGTCAACAATTGTTCCTGCAAAGGAGAATGTTGGTATAACTCCTGAGCAAAAACCCGATAGATTTACTCAGACTGATATTACTAAGGACTATGAGTATACTCGTGGTAATCTTTATAGTATTATAGAGAAAGGTCAGGAAGCAATTAATGGTATTCTTGAACTTGCTGAAGATAGTCAGATGCCTAGAGCATATGAAGTTGCTGGTCAATTGATTAAGAGTGTTTCTGATGCAACTGATAAATTGATGGATCTTCAGAAAAAATTGAAAGATGTTAATGAAGAACAACAGAAAGGTCCAAATACTGTCAACAATGCATTATTTGTTGGGTCAACTGCAGAATTACAGAAGTTATTAAAATCTGGACTCAGCGAGAAATCTAAATAAATCAGGGAGAAAAATCCCGAAGTATCAATACTAATAGTCTTTAACAATGTCTGACGACAATCTTGAAAACCTACCTTCAATAGAAGATCTCATAGAAGGTTCTGAATTACCATCTGTTGAAGATTTTATTGAAAAGGAAAGGGATGAAGTAGAAGAAATTATAGAAGAAGAAGGACTTGAAGCAGAAGCAATAGATGATAAAATATCTGTAGAAAGTCTTGGAGAAATATTACGTCTTATCAGTGATGTTAGGAAGGACATACCTAATATTCCTGAAATTAAGTATTACGACAAAGAATTAAAAGAATTATCTGAACATATTTGGGAAGTTAAGAGAAGTGTTGCAGAAGTTCCTGAACCTAAAGATTACGACGAAGTATTAAATAAACTTTCTGAGCAAGTTGTACAGTTAGCAGCAGGGCTGCAAGATCTCCCAGAAGCAAAGGAGTATTATCAGGAAATTTCTGATCTTGATGATAGAATTGATATTCTTAAGGAATCAATTCCTGAGATTCCAGAACAAAAATCTTATGATCTAGAAATAGAAGCAATCTGTGAACAGATTGATAAAGTTAGATCTGAGATTCCAAACTTACCAGAATGGGTTAATGAGGATAGCCTTCCCGATCTTTCGTGGGTAGGTAGAACGTTTAGTGTAATTGATGATGATTTTGTTAAGGTAAAAGATCAAATCCAGACAGTTAGGGATAAGATTACTTTTGAAGTTAAGGAAATTGCAGAATCACTTGAGAAAAAGGATTTTGAAAGAAGTATAGATGTTAAGAATGTACAGGAAAATCTAGAGGATACTAAGGAAGAATTAAAGGAAAGTATAAAGACAACTACTGATAAAATTTATGCTGAATTAAGAGAATCTGCTTTAAAAATTTGGGACTATCAAAAAGCATTTAAAGATGATGATCGTAAATTAAAGAAACAAGTACTTGGTGAATATCAGGTATTGAAAAAGAATGTTAATGAACAGATTGAAGAATTTAATAATAAGAATGTAGAAGCACAACAAACTGTTAATACATCTCTTAGAGTTTATTTTGAGCAATTACAAAAAGAGATTTCAGAACTTCCTGAAGTTAAATATTATGATGAAAATATTGATGAATTAAAAGAAAATATTTCTAGATTAACTGAAAAGGTTGAAGATAAAGGAACTAACATTGCTGAACTCTATAGAATTGTTGATGAGTTAAAAGGACAACAAGAAGTTCTTACAGAGAATGCTAAGTATGGTGATACAGATCCTGGTAGACCCACTACTCCTGATCCTTCAGAGAAGCAAGGCCAAGATCCTCTTACTCCAACAGGTGAAAAGTTTGCAACATTAAAAGATTTAGCAGCTAATTATAGATTATTTGTTAATAGAATTGAACAGCAATTATATACAATTGGTGGTGGTGGTGCTGGATTCATTAAGGATCTTGATGATGTTAGTTTTACTGGCATTACTACAGGATCGATGTTGATTTATGAAGCATCAACACAGAAATGGGTAGGTATTGCAAGTACAGCTCTTGGGAGTGGTAGTGTAGGTGCTG